TCTTGCCAACGACCATGTTCTTCGAACAACTTCCGATGTGCTTCGGCGTGTTCTTCGACTGTGAGTTCGATAAGATTAGATGGATCGTCTGTTCCTCCCATGTGGCGAGGGACGATATGATGCTTGTGATAAATAGACATGCTGGAATACTCCTTTACAGTTTCTAGAGCAGGTGGATGTTAGCGCATCGCGACCTGCATCTCTATTTATACATCCAGAAGAATTTTCTTGGTCAACTCCTTGTACTTTTTAGTGTCTACAGACAAAAACGCACCATACTTACGAATCTTTCTACTAATCTTTGGGTAGATGATGTCGTCTGAAATCTTCTTATCCCAAATTCTTATAAAGTCAAAAATATTGTTGAGTATCACCATTGTTTCGATGGTAATTTGCTTTTGCATAAAACACATCAACAATCTCGGGAACTGTCCATCTTCAACTTTAAACAAACTGTTAAATTCTTTTGGATCTGGGCAGATCGTTTGTAGATCTTCCAGATAGATCTTGCTCATGGAATCTGTAATTCTTCTCCACTCTTTATATTTTTCCTCAGCACCCTCTTCAAGCAAATCTTTAGTCCAGCCGTGATCACCGTATACAAAATTAGCAACCAAAAATGGAACCATCTGATCATCGTTATATTTACGTGCAAGACGATGGAACAGAAACTTGTCACGGCGTTTTTCGAATGCGTCCACAGAGACGCGAGTTTTCCCGTCATATTGAAAGAAGTTGTATTTTTCATTGGTAAAGTGAAGTTTGATTGCTTGATATGTGCAGTACAAGTTATAGCCGTTCATATCACTCCGACTGTTTGGATTCTTCTTGCTTATACAACTTCATAGCATTATCAAATGTGGTAAGTAGCAGCGGTAAAAATAGCCAGAACATTGAAGCGTCTTTAACGTAAATCAAAAATCCCGTGAAAGACCAAACGAAGATGTTCCAAATTAATGCTTGCCAACTCATATAGGGAGTTTATCCCCTCTAGGTAAAAATCTCATTTTCATGGCTTCACCTTCAATGATACTTTTGAGTGAGTCGTTGATAAGTGTTGCTGCCATCTCAACTTCAAGATTGTTGCGTTCACAATATGTTGTGACTGCATCTATGTGATCAATTTTTTCCTCGATGGCCATATTCATGATCATCATAGAAAATTGATTCTTTTCTTCGCGAGTTGTCTTCGATTTAGATTTCATATGCGTTCAAACTGGTATTTAATTGTTGAGTGACACGAACAAACGTAGTTCGCTTTGGAAGTTCCTTGAGTTCAGACGCGCCAACATAAGTGCATGCCGAACGCAGCCCTCCCAGAATTTCTTGCATCGTATTTGCAACTGGACCTTTGTAGCGAAGTTTTACGTGCTTGCCTTCCGATGCACGGTAATTAGCAACTCCGCCATTATGCAAATCCATGGCTGACTTAGAACTCATGCCATAGAAATCAACTAGGCTTTGCCCTTCTAGTGTGTCTGTATATCCAGCGGGCAATCCTTCCTTATGCCCAGCAAGCATTGATCCGAGCATCACAAAATCGGCACCAGCGGCGAATGCCTTCACCACATCCCCAGCCACCGTGCACCCACCATCAGCAATGATATGACCCTTGAGACCGTGAGCCGCATCAGCACACTCAATCACCGCGCTCAATTGTGGATAGCCGATTCCCGTCATCTTCCTAGTCGTGCACACCGCCCCTGGACCAATCCCAACCTTCACAATGTCAACACCAGCGAGGATCAGTTCTTCTGTCATTTCCGCCGTGACAACATTACCAGCAATAAGAATAACGCTGGGATATCGATCACGGAACTTCTTAATGAAGTCAACAAACGATTGCGTATATCCATTGGCGACATCAATGCAAACGCGCATCAATCGATTACCGACTACGCTATACACGTTGTCAAACTTCTGCAAATCACATTCGCTGATACCCAAGGAGTAAATGGAACTTTCCAATTTCTTTGAAAAGTGTTCAATCAAATCAGTATCTTTTTGGTGCTTGGTGAGTGCAACCATACATCGATGCCTGTTCAATTCGGCATCCATATCAAAAGTGCCGACACCGTCCATATTGGCGGCAATGATTGGAACACCAAACCAAGAATTGTAAGATCGGAAAGTAAACAACCTTTCAAGTTTCACTTCACTTCTAGATGACAACGAAGATCGCTTCGGTGTGATCAGAACGTCTTTATAGTCTAACTTCACATCATCTAGTATACGCATAAAACCTCAATGATAAAAAATATGGTTTCCAATTTGATTTACAACTCTCTTCTCAGTAGCCCATGCTGGGTTTACATACGTCGCATGGAAATACTTTGCAGATCCAATTATACCGTAACTTTTCTTTGAAATCAAAATATTCTCGGCAATCTTGTACGATTCATTCCACACAGAACTCGGACGAATTGTATTCTTTCCTTGGCATACCCAAGAAAATTGACAAGTGTTTCGAGTCCGCTGATAGACAACACCACAAACGGTTCGCGGGAACTCTCTGCTCTTGACTCGATTCATCGTGACTTCAGCGACAGCGATTTTACCAGCACGAGATTCGGATCCCGCTTCAAAGTAAATGTTCTTTGCAAGACACTCAACTTCAGTGCGAACTTTGCGCTGCTGATCATAAGACAGATTTAAAAATTCAACTCGACGACTCATGTGATCCAATTGAGACGTTAGAACTTGATTAGTTCTAATCTGGGCTTCATACATTTCCATCGTTCTGCTGTAGATATTGAATGGGACATAAAGTCCAAAGAATATCATAGCGAACAGCCCGCCCCATAGGCAGAAAAAGTTGTGATTACGATTAAAAAAGTTTTCTACACTACGAAGTATGTCTACTGCATTCATGTTGTTTCTCCATTATTGCAGAGGAAAGAAAGGGTGGCGGACCACCGCCACCCCCAGGGTTACTTACCGTTTGAAATGAACTCGTTTAAGCGTGTTGCTTTTTCGATTACATCATTCTCGGTGAAGTACTCTGGATATTCTGGTAGTGGTGGCATAGGGCTATTGTGTTCAAGTGCTTGTGAGCATTTCCAATTCCAGATCTCTGAAATTGACGATCTGGCTGTATGATACTCATCATGCAACATATCTTTTGCCAAGGTTACTAACGCTAGTCTAATTTCATATGGTGTCATAATATTCTCCTTTGTGTGTTGTTTGTGTTATGACAAATGGTGCGTTTATTCTGTTTCCAAGAAAACCCACCGAAAACTCAGGTATTCTAAATCGGCTTAAGCCGCAAGAGCCATGTCGTAAACATCATCGTTTGCGTTTACTTTGTTTGCGCGAATTACGTTCGTCGCCTTTCGGGTAGCCTTTGGTTTATTACTTGCCCTGTCGAAGCCAAATTCATCCCCGTCGGAAAGCCACCACGTACATTACTGCAGAGGTGGTGGGCATCTGATAATTTGGTGGAGATGTCGGGGGTCGAACCCGAGTCCAGAACACCTTTAGTCAAAGGTTGACTACCATTATTCCTTTATCCTAATAGCGGGCGAGAGAAATCTCTTCGTTTAAGACTGGAGATTACAAGTTTCCAGTCCCCATCACACGCATTATCCCTTTAGCAGTTGTGGCTTGACCTGTTCGTTCAACTGCTTCTGCTGCACATCAAGATGAGCCTTATACTGCTCATTTGTCATTGAATGCAGTCCGACACAATATCCCGTTGGACTTCTTCCACAACTACAACGATTTTTATTTGTCTGAGTCATGTTTAATCCTCATTTAAGAGTATTATTTAGCCTCGCACCGCGAGAACAAATAGCGTCGTGCCGTGCTCATTTCTAAGTTCGACAGGAAGCCGTCTCCGTTCTTATCAGCCTGTTTGAACAGGCTCTGAGAGACTGTGCAATACCGATTGATGTCTTCGAAAGATACCTTTCCATCCTTATCAAAATCGTATTGTGAGACACGATCTTGAGCAAAGACGGGAGAGGCTGCTAGGGCGAGGGTCAAAATTAGTTTCTTCATGTGTTGTTACCTTTAGTATAAAATTTGCGGAAAAAAATGTAAGATAGCCCAAAATGCCACAAACATCACAACGGGAACTAAAATCAACCCCCAGTCCCTAATAAAATCTAGAATGTAGTTCTTCAAAGTGCGTTGCTCAGTGTCGCTTCGCCGATCTGGCGGTTGCATGCGCACAGTTCATTCGTCTGAAGTGCATCAAGAACACGCAGTGTCTCATCAGCATTGCGACCGACATTCAGATTGTTTACGGTCACGTGCTGAATGACATTATCTGGATCGACGATGAACGTTGCACGAAGTGCGGCACCATGCTGTAGGTCAAATGCTCCAAGTTGATCAACCAGCCCTACAGTCGTTTCTTCGTAGTATTCACTGCCGCGATGTGTATCAGCAAAGAACCAGCAAGTGGTCTTCTTCAAGCCCTCATGTACATTCTTCCAAGCCAACTTGCAAAACTCGTTGTCGGTCGAACCGATGAGTAGAACTGCATCACGATCAGTGAACTCCTTGTTCAACTCGTCGTAGGCAAGAATTTCTGTGGGGCACACAAAAGTGAAGTCCTTCGGATAAAACACGAAGATCTTCCACTGTCCAAAAAATGATGTTTCATCGATGGTTTCAAATGCATCGTCGGGTGTGAGGGCACCAGGCTTTACGCCAGTGATGGTAAATTTTGACAACTTATGTCCAACTGTTTTCATAGTCAACTCCTTTTCGTTTAAACTCCATAAAAATTCTTCATACGTCATATCAAGCAACAATATTGTATTGTTCGCGGAGAATCTTCTTGTATGGTTTGCCTTCAACCATCAACTGCTCAACCAACTTCAGTCGGTCGGCGATGTCTGCAACGCCAGCCTTCTCCAGAGCAACCACAATGATTCGAAGTTCATCAATAGTAATGGGCAGATCCATAATTCACCTCACACGACACATTATTACAAACATTATAAATCAATTTGTTTTAAGAATCAACGACTTTCTCTTATACAGATCAATATAATACAGATCAATATATTTGATCAGTTCATTTTTATGGTGTATTAGATCGGCACCTTCCGTGATAAATTTTTGAACGGGGTGATGACCCTCAACACCAATTAATAGAATAGTCTTCTTAGCGAGCATGCCCGTCATTTCATGGAACATCTCGCGATATGCAACCGTCTGCATGAAATAGTTGCCAATATTTTCTGGATTTTTTATTTTATTTGAAGACTTCAAATCGAATACTGTTAGAACACCATCATACTCGGCGATGAAGTCTGCTGTACCCGCAATTTGCAGTTCATGGGAAAACAGTGCCCGCTCACTGCAATAAATGTTATTGACATGTAAATCTAGTTCTTTCTTAATTTTAAAGAACATAGATTTCACATTGGGCATCATTTCTATGTTTGAAATGTCTTCGTTATTTAAATACATTTCAACAATCTTGTGAAGAATTGCTCCCCTTTTCGCGGCCATCCTTGATATTTTATTGGCTTCATCCTCACCAACGCGCTTTCTCCACTCTAGGATTTCTTTCCTATTGTATTCGGCAAGGATTGTGGTGACCGATGGATACTTTTTACCATTCGGTGTCAAGTAAGTTCTATGACCACCCTTTGAGTCTTCTCGAATCAACTCGGGTAAAACTGTCGGAACATGATTGAATTTCATAATAACCAGAAAGTAAATATCACTGACGAAGCCACATACTAATTATACAGACGAGTCAAGTAAAAGTCAAGTTTTTTCCGATGCGGGTATCAAAACACCATCGCCATCTTTTGATCCATTTTCGTATTTTTCTGTGGCTATCAAAAAATCTTTGACCAGACTTGATCTCACGATATCCTCAGTTGTGAATTCTATATTTGTGAATGATGGCATCAGTTTAGCGATTTTGTGAAATTTCCAAAGCCCAGACTTGTCCTTGTTATTGCGGTACAGATCAGTTTGCTTGTAGTCGCCGCAGAAGATGATTTTTGAACGATATCCGACACGAGTCATGATCGTTGATAATTCTTCGAATGTCATATTTTGACACTCATCGACGATGATCACCGCATCGTCGAAACTCATTCCACGGATAAAACTGGTCGAGATGAATTCGATTCGCCCACACTCTTTTAATGCTTCGTAAGCATCGCGTCTAGCAAACAATGTATGGTAAATCTGCATGTATGGCTGTTCATACAGGCTCATTTTTTCCTCAACCGACCCTGGCGTAAACCCCAGATCGCGAGATTGGACTGCTGAACGGACAATCACCACTCTATGAAATGATGATGATTTGTCTAATACTTCTTCGATTGCTTTGTAACAAGCAATGAACGACTTACCCGTTCCCGCTGAACCGCAAAGCATAACGAAGTAATCGCCCCTTGTATATGACTCAAAAAACTTTGCTTGGTTTGTCGTTAATGGTTCAAACTTCTTCAGTTCTGAAGCCTTAATTCTTTGAGGCTTTTTCTCTGAAGTCCCCTCACTAAATTCAATAACAGTGTTAGAATTTTTTTTCTTCGACAAAACTTACCCCTTTTGTTGCTTTTTACGATGCTTTTCCAATACTTGGTCGGTCTTGATTCGCTTCCCAGATTTGCGAAGCACATTGTCTGCAAGCGGACTTCGCGGATTTTGTTCCGCGATCTTATGCATGACTTCCTTCCAAGTATTATCAGTTTTCTTTCCAGACATATCACCCGTTCCAGAATAACTGAACAATGGCGCTTCGCTGAAATGTCTGTGTAGATGTGGATTGTCTATCTTGAATTGATCATAGGCACTGATTGACATCACATGCTCTTCAATCTGTTTTGTTTTTATATTAAAAAATTCGTATGTTGGCATACATCACCTATTCAATATGGGTATATTTTACCATTCTTAACAATAAATGCAGATAGAGAAATGTCTTTTGATGACAACGACAAAAACGCATCCAGATTTCTTGAATCGTCGTCATACATCGAGGCTTTTTTAAATCTTTTAGCCTCTTTATCTTTAAAACTTGGAATTTTAGTGTTAAGAACTGCGGCGAGAGTTGCCCTCTTACCTTCAAAGGTACTCATCCCGAGATTCCCAGATCTCACAACGTGGATATTAGGTTTACCCATATCCAATCCATACATCTCGAATTTCTTCAAGAACCGTTCTTTGTCGTTGAAGTCTGATCTTGCTGTCAGAATGAGCACCATGGTATTTTCAGATTCTAGTGCTTGTTTGGCCCTTCTGAGATTTGAGGACAGGGGCTTTGCCGTCCTGAAAAATAGATTCGAATCTCTGAATTCAAAGAAATCGAATTGCTCTCCCATTTTTAATTTATAGCCATTGAATTCTTCTGTGGAGAGTTTCTTTACAATTTTTCCGCCTTTAGTCACATAGACGTTAGTTTTGGGTGAAACAAAAAGGGTGTCGTCAATGTCCCAAACAGATAGGTTATTGATCTTTGATGGCAAAGCATCAATTCTATTGAGTACACCTTCGAGTACTTTATTCTTAATATCCATCACTCTATTTATACCAACTCGGAACCTCGCGATTTTTCCAAGTTGCAAAACGAGCCTTGTGTATCCGATAATAGTTTCGATATGCGGCTACCGAATCCCCCAGAACCTTGGAATCTTCGGGCATAGCCTGTGGCGGATCTTGCCAATCGACAATGGGTATGTTTCTCGGCGAATCCAGCAAAGGCATCATCATAGATTCACACTTGTGGTACTTACCGTCATACCGATGCTTGTATTCCACGATAAGAGAATACATCAGGTCATATAGCCAGCGGTAATGATCCATATTCCCGCGAACCCATACGGCGCTGGGATGATTAACGTGGGAGGCTTTGTATAGCGTTTGCTCGCGTTGATCATTCAACTCCCAGCGACTGATACGGCGACCATTAGCAGTTTTATCGAGGTAGTGGTTGCCGTCAAGAATTCGATGCGCAGTGCAAAGCAACTGCGCTGATTCGAGAATCATTTTTACAACATGCTTGTCGCAGTGATACTGCGCAGCGGTATTAGGTTGACGATCCAGGAAGAAAATGTTAATTTTTATCTCCTATAAAATCTATTTCTACTTTAAAATGGTACTTGAGGGGATTGTAAAAGATGTTCATGATCAATCCTTCATCAAAAATTGATTGAGTTTCTCATTAGTCTCGGGTGAGAGTGTTAGATCTATAGTTCTGTCTTTTTCATTCCAGTATTCTTCAATTGCTCGCTTGGCAAATTCCAATTCAACGTAATGACCTAGATACAAATCTTCATTGGCGCTGATTGGAATTTTCGCACCCCAAATGATTGTGAATGCGACATTGTACGCATGGCCGATAACTCTACCATCACTTTCTTTGAAATAGTAGTGGTTGTTTTTATCGGCAAGTCGCCATTGCCTTCGCATCAGTTCAACCTGCTAACAGTCTTCAATTCTTCGAATGAACGAATTTTATTGCGATTGTGTGAAAGAGTATCAATCATGAGATTGTAATCTTCGGCGTTCAAAGTAGTCTTGTAGATCATGAAAGAAATCTTCGCCATAACTGCGGCAACGGCATACGGCGAGAATTCCTCACCGATAAATCGTTCAGCGAGATTCATGAAAGAAATCTCAAGAGCCATCAACTCATTATCGTTTGTATTCATTTTATTAGATCCCCAACTGCATTTTCAGGTCATTAAACTCCGCCTCACTGACGGTATCGAAATCACGATCAATAATCGGTACGGATCCGTCTTCAACATCGCGGGTATTTACGGTAACCATCTTCTTGGTTGCCGTGGCCTTCGGAACTCTGCTCTCCATGCGTGATGCAATCTTACTTGCGTTTGTCAACGTATAAGACTCGGCCTTTCGACCGTTTCGATTGGTCTGAATTTCTGCATTGAAATCCTTACGCAGCGTGCAAATGTAGACCATTGCACTTGCTACGGAACAATCCAAAGTAGCAGTAATCTCTTCAGTCTTTACGGGCTTGCCGCTCTTCATGAGATTGTAGAGGGACAGGATAGTCTTCGACGGTTTCTTAGTATTAGCCATGATTCACTCCATTAATGATTGACAGAAAAATTATACACTAGCAAATTTAAAAAGTAAACGCTCAGTGGCGGTTTACGCGGCATTCTTCACAGTCTTATCGGTGAGATACCGAGTTGTGAAAGTTCGAAGATCGTGATCAGCGTTCAGTCGCGCCTCCTTCTCGATCTCATCAATCGGGGCAACCTCGGGGTTGATTACTTCACAGTTCCGTGCCCAGACCCACACAATGTTCTTGTGTGTCGGATACTGCTTGCCGTTCGGCGCGGTGTAGGTGGTCATTTCATCGTCGAGGGCGATGCCGAGTTTCGGTTCAATCGAAGCGCGATAACCCATACCATATGCGCGACGGATCACGACGACAACCTTACCTTCGGTGCCCTTGGCAGTCCTGCCGCGCACAACCTTTACCGTGCGACCATTGATCGCGGGATCCTTCGCGGTCGAATTGAACGCGCTAGTCATTTCCTCGACCCGACGATTGTACATGAAGTTGTGATACCGCTGCAATGCAGCCTCATCAATATCAATGGTCACTTCCTCGTTGTCCCAGAGCAAATCTCTGGCGATTGCACCGCGCTCGTTGATCGAATATGCAACGCGACAATACTCCCAGATATCCGACATAACCTGAACCGACTCCGATTGCACCATGTAGGTGGAGTTGACGTTCTCGATGCGGTTTTCGTTCATTCTGCTACGCTTGATCATTTTAATGAATCTCCAGAGGTATTAACTGTTTATCAACCCTATAAGAATATTCTACTTAAAATTTAAAAAAGAATCAATAGGAAAAATTTACACGAAATCAACGACTTACGCGCTAGCGGGACAGCATCGCCTTTCGCGCCACCGTCCACTCTTCTTCTTCGCCGACGCGGCAAATTGCATCAGCCGATGCGCGATCTTGGACCGCTGAGTCTTTTGCCTCCAGAGCCGCCCAGACTAATGTTGCCGCCGCCGTCGCAAATGTCGCGGCATCCGTGTCATATGCCGCTTTTGCGGCACTCAATGCGGCGGGTGCTGATCGCAAAGTGCACATCTGTTCCCAAGCGGGACCGTAACCACCAGCATCAGCAAAGGTCTGGTGTTGCTCAAGACGAGTCCACATTTTGCTCAAGGTAGTCATTAGATTATCCCCGTGTCGATCACTATAAGAGTATTATGATCTAATATCGGGCAAATGTAAAGGTGAAAAATCTTAATGGAATCAAAGACTTACGATGTTCCCGAAGTTTGTTTCGGGAACATCTATTAGGGGTAACAAGAATTAGTCAAGCCTCGAACCAGCATAGGCTTCGATGCCCGCATTACGGAGAACATCAGCATATGCACGAGCATAGGCTTCCTTGCGAGTAATGCTCTGGCCACCTTCACTAACCCAGACGCAAAGACCGCTAGGATAGTTTTTGCTTGCAACGCCAGCCTTCTTTGCCCAGCGACCCCAAGCGGTGTTACCTTGGAATTCGATCCACGCGAAACCACAGGCACCCTCGGCGACAAACCACTGCTGTCCGCCGCGCTCGCTGACCACCATCGGGGTTGGAACGGCGGCGACGAGTGCACGCATACCAGCGTTGTGAGCAGCATCATGAAGGGAACAAAAATCAAAACTCATATAGTTTTCCTCACGAAATAAAATAATGAGAATTAAACGCGAAAGTGATCATAATTCCGAATCTTGCTGTTTCGGTTTGTGGTGTATTCCACAAACTCGACAGACTTACCAGCATTACGCAACGCAGTGATAAGCAACTGCGCATCGAGATCTTCTTCGAGGAAGACCCGATCTTTTCGCTGATAAGAATAAGAAGAAATGCTGTTCAGATCCACATATTTCTCAAGAGTCTTGCGGCTCACAGAAAGCCAGCCGTGGCCAGGGTCTGAGTAGAAATACAGTTTCATAGTTCGTTCCTTGTTAATCACTATAAGAATATTATGCCTAATTCTTGCTAAAAACGCAACAGGAAAAACTCTAATGAAATCAACTACTTACGAGAATGAAAGACGCTGGCGTTCGCCAATTTTCCAAACAGCAGCAACTTCATCGTAGTCCAAACGCAATGGAAGAGAGTTTTTATCGGCGGCGACCCATGTCATTTTATGGGGGCTAACCTCGTATCTCGTCACTTCAAAATCCATAGTATAGCCGCTTTTGAAAACGACTCGCAACTTGAATACAGTTTCGAATGTCATTAGATCCTCTCCGCTTTGTTGATGCGGTTGATCACATACGCTGCCATCTGCTCCGCAACCTCCGCCGCCGACGTCGCCGTCCCCGTCGCCGAAACGACCTGTACGACCCTCGCAGCCCACTCCGCCCATGCCGCATCCGCCCCCACAACCTCCGCCGAATACGCCGCCGCCTTCGCCGCCTCTGGTGTGCGCTCCTTGCACATGGTCTTCCAAGCATCACCATAGCCGCGTTCGTCTGCAAAGGACTGATGCTGCTCAAGACGCGCCCACATCTTTTTAAGGTCACTCACGGCTTTATCTCCCTCATCGTGTCGATGGCGAGTTCGCTATATTGGTCAACCCTCGCCGCAGCAGCCGCCACCGCAGCCCTCGCTTCTGCCGCAGCCCTCGCAAACCACGCCGCTTCCGACGCCTCGAACGCGCCCGCCGCAGCCGCTGCCTGCCATGCCTCCCACGCAGTATCAGCCGTTCGCTTTCGGCACATTTTGCGCCACGCTTTAGCGTACTTGGACTTCGGCTTGTGCGCTTCCAGCACCGCCCACATTGTGTCAAGATTAGTCATTAGATGTTCTCCGCTTTGTTGATGAAACAAATCGCTTCCGCCGCCGAATACGCCGCCGATGCCGCAGCCCTCGCCGCCCACGCCGCATTCGCCGCATACGCCGCACCCGCCGCCCACGCCTCCCTCGCCTCCTCCCACGCCTCCCTCGCCTCCCTCGCCGCCGCCTCCGCTGCCTTTGGTGTGCGCTCTTCGCACATCCGCTTCCATTTCTTTCCATAGCCGCGCTCATCTGCGATCGGCTGGTGTTCTGCGAGACGAATCCACATTGTGTCAAGATTAGTCATTAGATGTTCTCCGCTTTGTTGATGTACCAGATCGCGTCTTCTGCATACTCAACCAGAGACCCCGTTGTCGCAGCCCACGCCATCATCGCCGCATCCGCAGCCGAGCGCAACCTAGCCTTCTGCGCTGATGCCCCAGCCCACGCCGCATCCAACGCTGCGGCTTTTAACGTCGCTCCCGCAATTGTTGCTACATCTGGTGTGCGCTCTTGGCACATTGTGCGCCAAACATCGCCGTAACCACCAGCATCGGCAAAGGACTGATGCTGCGCGAGACGAGTCCACATTTCGTTAAGGTTTGTCATTGTTAGTTCCTTGTTAATCACTATAAGAATATAGTGCCTAATTCTTACTAAAAACGCAACAAGAAAAACTCTAATGAAATCAATGACTTAGACAATCCCGAGTTTTGCATTCATCTCGTTGATTTCTTCTGGGGTGGCGATCTTCAATGCGCTAGGTCGCTGCTGCTTGATTCGCAACATCCGCTGAGATCCAGCCTTAAGGCGCTTGGCTTCTGCCTTGGCAGCACGCGCAGCCGCTTTTTCAGCACGCTTCGCCTCACGCGCTGCCTTCACAGCCGCACGATGATCTTCCTTCACGATGCGATCTATCCGCGTCTCGCGGCGAATCTCGGCGCGGAGAGCACTCTGCATCTGTCGCGACACCTTAATCGCCTCGCGAGTCGCCTTTATGGCACCGATCATATCCTTCACAACCTGACGCTCACGAGCCAGATTCGCCTTCATTTCGTTAAGACTACTCATGGCTTTACCACTGTGATCGCGTCGATGGCGCGTTGAGCGTCGTAGTCAGTCATCGCCGCCTTGACTGTCGCATCCGCCGCAAAAGTCGCCGCCCGATTCGCCCACGACGCCTCCGCCGCAACCTTCCCAGCCTTCGCCGAATACGCCGCGTTCGCTGCAACCATCGCCGCATCCGCCGCAGCCCTCCCCGCTTTAACGGTGCGCTCCTTGCACATTGTTTTCCACGCATCTCCATAGCCTCGCCTGTCTGCGATAGGCTGATGTTGCGCAAGATGGTTCCACATTTCGTTTACAGTAAGACCCATAAAATTCTCCTTTAAAAGTTACGAAGATTGAACTGCCCACGAGTGGTCAGTTCCATGATAACATTAGCCATTTTGACAATCATCTCATCCTTGTTCTCGACACCACGAACCTTGTTGTCGATACCAAGTTCGCCACCAAATACCTCAACAAAATCAAAAGTGCTGTGGGCACTTTGGCGACCGATCTTGATGACCTGTTTTGTAGCAGTGTTCATTTTAGAAATCATCCTAGAAATCCTCATTTACTACAGAGAGAGCATTTCCCCATCCGATAAGACAATTATGCTTGAAACGATTGAAAAACGCAATAGTAAAAACTCTAATGAAATCAACTACTTACACGTGCCCGTTTCGGGCGCGGTCGAATGAGAGACATCGCGTAGCGGATGTCATTTTCGTTTCCCACCGACTTGCTGCCGCAGTCGTACCCCTCAAACCAATACTCATCGCACAAGTGTAGGAACACGCGACCGTCATCCATGCCCGCTCCCTCAATCTCATCGATGCGCGGGTCGGCTGCGACTTTTACGAGCGCTCGCATCGGCGAGAAACCATTGGCGTCGGTGATCTTGGCGCGGCTCATGCCGCATTCCGCTGCTGTTGTGCGGCACCCGACTCGATCTCGGCGAGGGCTGCGTCAATCAGCCCATCACCGACGCGCTCAAGGTCGCGCTCCAGTGACCAACGACGGTACTCAAAGTCTTGAATCCCCGCCCTATTGGCAAGGGCATTCAGCCGCATGACGTTCGGCCTGTCACCGTTATTATAAAAACGGTAATACAAGTTCATGAACCTACGATAGTTTTCAAGGGCGGGCGTGTTGCAAGAACCCATGAAAGGAATGTACAACTGGACCGAATTGGTCTCCGCTTCGCGCCGTCCGTTCCAGAGAGTTTCAAGATTGTTGATGTTCATGTGAATCTCCTAATTCCTGATCCAATAAAACAATTATGCTTGAAATGATCGAAAAACGCAATAGTAAAAACTCTAATGAAATCAATAACTTGCGTGTGGCCGTAAAACCTCCTGCAATCGGTTTACAGCGGATCTATCTGGGGTGGGGATAAGGTTAGGGGATTGGGGGCAGAACGCCGCCAATAGGACTGTATTCAGTTTTCGCTTGAATAAGTTATTTTCCACTGTTTCTGAACAGATGTTTGGACGAACGTCCTAGTGGAAGGGTCAGCACCGAAGTCGCGAACGTATACGGTCTTGCCGCCGTCGGGACTTTCATAAATTTTAGCAGGTCTGTCTACTTCAATGTGCTGACCGTCGCTGGATGCTTTACAGACTGCTGCTTCTGTGTAAAAAATCGTGTTCACTGATTCACTCCAAAGTGTTTCACGAGATCATCGTGTCCGCCGATGTATTCACCGTCGAGAAAAATCTGCGGCACGGTGCGAGCAAGGGGAACGGACTCAAGAAGTTGATCCTTTGTGTACCCGAACCCGATGACTCTTTCTTCGATCTCGTATCCTTTGTTACGAAGAAGAACTTTTGCTTTAACACAATACGGACAAGACTCTTTAGACCAAACAATTGCTTTCATGATTTCTCCTAAAGATATGAATTGGTAGCGGGGGATGGAATTGCACCACCGACCCTCGGATTATGAGTCCGATGTTCTGCTACTGAACTACCCCGCAATTTTATTCTTTTGCTGCTTTTTCTTCCCGAAGATGCGTTCCCAGTTCTCATCAAACTGTTTTCTGGGAACACTCAGCGGTCTAGGCTTACTACCCTTTCCGCTCACGCCGCTTTCCTCCAGACTCGACTGGTCTTTGGAATGCTTGCCTTCAAGAATTCCATTTGGTCCGCAAGAACCTTTCGATTCTTCAAAAGAATTCTTTCATGCACTGTTGGTGCATACGGAACATAGAGCAGATGCATCTTTGCTTCTTCTGGTGTCTTCCAGCCCTTACGATGATTGCACACACGGCATGCAGTCACACAGTTTGACCAGTAATTCTTACCGCCGCGTGACTTTGGCAGCACGTGATCGATGGTCAATTGGCTAGTGTTGAATTCATCACCACAATATGCGCAGATGTACTGATCGCGGGCATACAGCGTCATACGATCAGCGAACACAGTCTGTGTGTTGTAAAACTTGTCGCCAAGAATAGGACCACTCACACCGATGATTGACGAAATGTCAATCCGTGATTGTTCTCCATACTGGTTGTATCCACCCAGCATGGTCTTCAATTTTTCGCCGAGTTCCCAAACGACCTTTTCCTTTGCGTAATAGCAAGCAGCGATTTCAAAATCGCACCAGTCTTTTGGAGCACCACCCTTGTCTACAACCAATACCAATGACACGACACAATCTCCTTCAATTTAACATCACAATATTTATATTATAAATCTAAATTTATTAAAAATCAAGCAATATTAATTTTCACCCTTTTTGGCTACTGCAATACCATTGTTGTGTTCAACGGCGAAATTACCCGCTCTTTCAATGTTTGGACCGCCGCCCTTAAATTTAAGGCCAGCAATAACACCCCGATTTTCTGGAATACCGTGGATGGCTTTGTCTAAATGACGGTGATCATGTTCGTCGCCATCAATAACGGGATATGATTTACCAGTTTCTTCATCATGAACATGTGTCGGAAGTGGAGTTGATGATTTTTTACCGCGTGATGGAATGTTAAATGCCATCGCCGCAACACCACCTCTATCTAGATGTCTACGAACTTGATTCCAATTACTTTCGTCGTGATTCAATCCAGTTGATGATAGGGTAAGATGATAATTTGATGGCTTTCTTTTATGATTAGTTCTACCAGCAATTTTAGTATAATCATAGAATGAAACGTCGCCATGCTTTTCAAATAATTTTGGTGCTAGATGTTCATGAGGAATATCTGACAAAACATTTAAACGAACTGCAAGTTTTTTACCCTTTCTAGTCGCAGTTTTCTTTGCATTCTCAATTTCATTGTCGAGTTTAGCGTAAAACAAATGTGGGTGATCGAAGAATTTGAGTGTTTTGTTGATACGTCCGCGACGTACATTTGACATTGTACCGCGACCCGCAGCAGATCCTAAGCAAGCAGCCTTACATTCTTTTGATGCTGCTGGGCACACATCAATACCAGACATGGTTGACGGTGCCAGTGACAGAGCCTTAGTAGTATATTCTGGAATCTTTTCACCAGACTTGGCTAACTTTGGATTCGATGCTTCGTTCCCCAAAAGATTCCCTTCTCCGAGAACTCTCTTCGCTTCTGTTCTCATTGCTCGCTGTTCTTCTGGAGAAGCATTAAAATATTTTTCCGCCCCCTCACGAACTTTATGCCAGTGATTCCCGCCCTCTTCACTCGGTGAAGGAATGCCGCTAGATGGGGTGGTTGGATGTTCTGATGCAACATGAACATTAGGATTTTCAACCTTTATGGGAATATCGGTCAATTTCATCTCATCAAGAACGCCCTCAAACAAAGAAATGAAATTATCCATTTCAAAAGAGAATTCTTTGAGTTCTTTTTCGACAATATATTGCTTAAATCCTAACATTTGAAGGCACCTTTAGTTAAGGGGATGAGTATTTTATATTTATGTTTTTCCCGTTTTATCAGAAAGATATGGCCAAAACGGTCAGTTGTTTGGACGCAGTTTGGCCTTCTCCGATATAGAGACTTTCTGGAGAATTCCACTGGGTAGGTGACGCTTGGACGTTGTTTTCTTTTAAAAATTTGATCAAATCGTCTACTTTTTCGGATTCCACCGAAATGTAGGCTTCGCTTAGATTGACTGCGCTGATCTGATCAATTAGATCTAAAACGTTCTGATATTCCATAATATACTCCAAGAACTATTGAATATGGTTGTATTTAGCATATTCCTTTGTCATGTATATTTGGAGCGCGTCCAGCAATTTTACAATTCTATGTCTTTGATTGTTGCCCGTTAGTTCTAGTGTTTCATTCCTTAGAGTACCGAGAATTAATAGAACATCTCGGCCAGAAATTTGCTGTTTTCTTATTTGTGTGAGCAAATTTCTATATGCTCGGGCTTGAGGATAGACTTTTTCGTTGGGGACTCCAGATGAGGACGCCCCCCTATTCTCTAAGGCATCACATAGCATGTCTATGTGAGGTTGTAAGTCTTCGAATTTGAATTTTTTTGTTTCTGTCATAAAAGTGGCGCGGATGGAGAGATTCGAACTCCCGACCATCAGGTTCGAAGCCTGAGTCTCTATCCACTGAGTTACATCCGCGTTATGTTTTAAATGGTGCCCTCGACAGGATTCGAACCTGTGTTTTTCAGTTTAGGAAACTGATGCCTTATCCACTAGACTACGAAGGCGATGGTCCCCACTTACCGACGGGGCACATTGTCGTTTTCCATTGAGTTTTTAATTTGAGAATGCATCCGCATTTAGAGCAAACACCGATTTTATTGTGTTCGCATTTTTGGCAAATTGCCAATCTTTGATTCTTGACTTCTTCAGAAGCGATTCTACTATCAAACATATACGATCCTAAATGGTGCGGAAAGAGGGATTCGAACCCTCATCATCGGTTTGGAAGACCGACATAATAGCCCTTATACGATTTCCGCATCTTTTGCCAAACTCTGCGTTAATCCCATTTAATTTTTCTACCTAATTCCCAACCATATGGAAGTGGATCGTTTTTGTTGATTCTAATACTATTTTTTAAACTTTTATTGTGAATCCACATTTTACCGTATTGAGAATTTTTGCTCCCTTTAGAAGATATTGCCAGTTTTTCGCTGATTTTCTTTTTACTTTCTTCCGTATGCTTTTTACCTTTCCAATTGGGGGCAGATATTTTTCTTTCCTTATGCCATATTTTTAATCTTGTTGATACAGATTCATTTAGTTTTTTTCTGTATGTTGGATCAGTATTCACTTTTTGCATGTGGAGTGATTTTTTACCATTCTCAACCTTCCAAGATTGGTCAATTAAAGAATTTACATAATCAAACCCACCGAAGCCACCTTTCTTGAGATTGTATGTATTGTTTTCACTAATGAATTCTTCAGTAACTATCTCGGCTTCTTTAGCAAACATATCTTCTGGATTATCAAATACAAACAGAATTTCTTTTTTGAAATTCTCGATACCATATTTTTGTATGGCGTATTTCAAATACTTCCCAGAACCCAAATAATCGTCATTCAGTTCAACGGTCTTATGAGTTCCAATATAGAACTTGCCATTGACCTGATTTGTCGTCTTATAAACGATATAGAACATAGGAATCTCCTGTTACTATATGTATTTATAAAAGTTCGAGCCTTGACGGAGGCTCATGTGTGCGAGTGGTGGGATTCGAACCCACACTTTTGAGATTTTAAGTCTCATGCCTCTGCCGATTGCGCTACACTCGCCAAAAATTTGGTCAAGGTGAGAGGACTCGAACCTCCAACTTCGACGCCCCAAACGTCGCACTCTACCAATTGAGTTACACCCTGATTTTTGTATCATACTACATTTATATAGCAAAGTCAAACTGGTGGGACCACTAGGATTTGAACCTAGAATCAAAGAATTATGAGTTCTCTGCATTGACCGTTATGCTATAGTCCCAAAACTTTTCTTGAAATAATACCATGTGCGACATCACGTTCTTTATCATATCTTTCTGGATCTAACATCGGATATAGATGCTTTGTTCCATTCGGTTTTATATCAAATTGAGAACCCATCGGGACAAGATGTTTAGTGTGCAATTTTCTGAATTCTGTTTCATCCACAACAACTGGTTCACCTATCGTAACAGCACCTATCGCTTTAGCCTTTCCTTCTCCAGTTTTTACGATGGAAACTCGTTTACCGATATAAGGCTTAAGAGAATTTGTATCGCGAGTTTCATAATATTTTTCACCGTCTACAATTTTATCTGCATACGATATACCAGCCTCGGTGTCGCTTCTTACGTTAATACCTATATCTGAATTTTCTTTAATGAAAGATTTAAAGGAAAGCATGGTGATAAATCCTCAAAAATAACTCCAGATATTTATCTAAGAGTCTTTGAATGAATTGTATACCACTTCTTGTCAATCGGATTCATGTGAAACAGTCCAATATAATTCGAGTCCACCGTTTCAACGATCTCGATCTTTTTGATATTGTCGAGAACGTAATACTTCCTTCCGTTTTTGACGACAAGAATCATATGCATCTCATCTGCATACGCATTAACTTTCACCAGAGTGATATACATCATCGAGTTCGGGATTCCCAAACTTAAGAGTTCTTTTCTTTTAGACAAAACAAAGTCATCGCAATCACCACTCGCCGAATAGAAAAAATCAATTTTCCTATCACCGAGGGTTGATGTCCACCTATCCATTTTCCCATACTTGGGTTTGTCGGCGGCGAATCGAAACTGGTTATATTTAAAATTGACTTTGTGCAAAATCGGTAGAAGTTCCTCTTCTTTAAATTTCACGGGCTTCGATGTGTCAATTTCATCGCTGCAAGATGGATCATTTGATCCTTCTAGTTGACAATATTCAACCCATTGATAGGGAACTTCGACCGTTTTCGCAGAAATTTCCCCGACGGGAAAAAGGAGCAGTGCTGCAAAAAGTTTGTGATACTTCTTCATACCCCTTACCTTATCACATTTGACCAGAAAAGTAAAGGGTGAATTGAAAAATGATAGAATTGGTGCTCCCGCTTGGACTTGAACCAAGACTAACCGCTAATCTGGCGAATCGGGATTATAAGTCCCGTCGTGCTACCTTACACTACAGGAGCGAATGGCGGAAGGCAGTGTACTCGAAACACATCCCCGAAGAAACCATCTGTTTAGCAAACAGCGACAGATCCTCTCTGCTTTACCTTCCAATTAAATTTATTTATCCTCAACACAAGCCTTTGGTTTACCATCAGTGTCAACAAGAGCAGTTACGGCAACACCCTTTCCGCTGTTGATGATGACATACTTGGTCCCCTCGATACACCGCACAGTGTATCCATTCGCTGTGCTGCTAATAGTGTCTTCAAAGCCACCACAACCAGAGAGTAGGGCGAGGATAGAAAAACTGACCAGAATCTTTTTCATATTATATTCCTTTCAAAAGTGGAGCGGGTAGCGAGAATCGAACTCGCACGATAACCTTGGCAAGGTCACAGGCAACCATTACATCATACCCGCAAAAACTGGTGCATGGTGTAGGACTCGAACCTACATGATTCACCGTGTAAAGGTGACGCTTAACCTCTCAGACCAACCATGCATAAACTGGTGCCCTCGGACAGATTCGAACTGTCACTGATTAGTTCCTAAGACTAACGCCTCTGCCAGTTGGGCTACGGGGGCATAAAAATGGCGGAGATTGATAGCATCGAACTATTACCGATTTCTCAGTACTACGATTTTCAAGACCGTTCGAGGAGCCAACCTCAGCAATCTCCGTGTTAAAATGGCGCGCTCGGCAGGATTCGAACCTGCGTCATTCTGCTTAGAAGGCAGATGCCTTATCCACTAGACTACGAGCGCATTAAACTTTATTTATTACTTCTTACCGCTAAACATCAGAGCATCGAAGTTCGCGGGAACAACAATGGTCTGAACCTTGCCATCGCGAATGCCTTCGCTGATGTTGATCATCGCCATTGCTTGCATGTACTCAACAGCGCCCTTGTTGGCGTTAAGAGCAGCAATACGTTCTGCTTCCTTCTTTGCAGTTTCGACTTCTACTTCCTTCTTCTTCAATTCATTCTGTGCGCGAACCAATTCGTTTGCGCTCGCGACAATATTGTCTGCGGGCAGAATGCTGCGAACAAGAATCTGCTGAACTACAATCGAACCGTCCAACTTTTCTTCGGCGAGAGAAGAAATCATGCTCTCACGAATTTCCTGCTCAATCTGAGCACGATTGTCATTCATCTTCAGCGACTCGTACCTGCGAGCACTCTTGTATGCTGCATTGCGAGCAACCTGAAACACATAATTGTACATCAAAAGGATATCGCCTTCCTCAGTTGCAGAGTGGAAACTGCGATTCTTGTTGACATAGAGTTCAGCAACACTCTGAGGATTGATGCTGTAAACCACAGCCATGTCAAAGTCCTTGACGGTGCTGTTATCACTTGCCAGCGGAGTCATGTTGGAAACGTTGACCTGAACATCCTTGACGGGGAAGGTCAAAACATCGCCAATCAAAACCTGATTGAATGAGCCAGGGAGCAATTCGCCTTGCTGAACCTGCTTGTCAAACCCAACTCGAACCCCGACTTCACCAGTCTCAATACGAGTACAACCCGTAAGAGCAAGGCTAACGGCGGTGACAATCGACACAGTAGCAAAATATTTCATATTGTTCCTCTTAGAAAATTAAAACAAATGTAGTCAAAAATAAAACTGTCAGTACAGAACAAAGTATACTGTATCCAACGAGTTTAGTCAACTCCAATTTTTGCTTTTTGGTTGTACTTCGGAATGCTTGAATGCCGAAGAAGAATCCACCAAAAATAAGAAGAAATGCTAACAAAATTTTAAACATAAAAAACTCCATGTTAAAAATTGGTGCCCAGAGTGGGAGTCGAACCCACAGAAGTTCGGGTTTGAGCCGAACATGTTTGCCAATTACATCACCTGGGCAAAAATATGGTGCCAGTGTTGCTGGCTCGGGAATCCCAGTCCTCGGCAGTTAGAGACTGCTTACATACCACCCTACTCTAACCATATTGAAGCACACTGCCGATTATAGCACCGTCTTTTCCGTGCTTTACTCTAGCCATTACACTATCTTAAGACAGTGTCATTGATTGAGGCTGCAATGCATAAGACTAAACAATATGCTTCAATATGGTATAAGAGACAGGTTCAGTAATCCCAACTGCTCATTGCGCAGGGCAATTTAGGTCGAAGCCACCCGCCATTTACATATACCATATTGAAACACACTATGCAGAAGTCTCTAATCTCGCCTCAACAGAGGCATAACACACGACCTCAGTGCTTCGGTGTGTCCAAAATATAGTGTGCTTCAATATGGTGTCCAGTACTGGGATTGAACCAGTGACCTCTACCTTGTCATGGTAGCGTTCGTGCCGCTGAACTAACTGGACAGTAAGATTGAGAAGGGCTGAGATTACACCCTTTCTAGAAATGCTTCTGGCATTATAGTTAGTCTTGCGAACCAACCTTCTCCAGACATCCACTGATGTTCTTTTCGATACACCAGTACACTTCCAACATCGCCGTTTTTAAGGTCAGGCATTAGACCTTTCATCGTTGATTACTCTGTACCTTCTAATCCGTTGACCTTGCGAGCCATTCACCGTCGCTAAACCGTTACGAATATTTTTGTACAAACTCACTACACCTTGCGGGCTTCGCGAGACTCAGTTGACTTGCGTCCTGAGTGTTAGATGTTTTTCATCAACAATAGAGACAGACTTTGCGTTTTAATCGTTAGATGGATTTGAACCACCAGCCGACTCCTCAAAATGGAGTTGCACTACCATTGTGCTACAACTGTAACCTACTATGATGTGCTGTCTCTGTTGCTGCGTAATGTTTTGAATTACGCAATACAACACACCACGTACCTTTCGTCTTGCTCGACTACTCAGTCGCATGTCACGACCAATGTTTGCCTGAAGCACCCATCAACCGTTAATGCTGCGTCTCAACCCTTGGCTGCAAGACCTCGGATCAAAACACTACTCTTTCCTATGCCTGTTAACAAGTTAGTATTGTGTTGAGGTCGGCACTACCCGTTACTCTCTGTCTGCCCGCTTTACCCTTGCGGGAGCATAAGCAGATATTCTTTCCAACACACTTGCGTCACAGTTACAACCATCGGTCTTATCAATGATCGCATCCTCGCGGATGTAGGCAAGTTTGCATAGATGAACCTATTGCTAGGCGCAGTCCTGTAGGAG